TCTTTAATTCCTGCCCGTTGGTCGTAATGCTGATATAGTTTCCTACTGCGGAGGTAATTTCTCCCTCAATACGGTAGATGGGATTCGACTCCATGTTCCCGGTATGCCGGGTTATGGTATGGCTGCCCTCCGCCGTGATGGAAAAGGTTTCATCCTCAATGGCGTAGCCAAAGGGGTCAGGGCAGAAAAAGGTCAGCTCAAAGCTGCCGGAGGAGCGCAGGAGCCGTTCGCACTCTACCGCAGCGTTCAGTCTTGCCATGAAATACCGGTCCGGCACATCATCCAGAATCAGCTGCTTCAAACCGCCCACCGGGTCAAGCCACGCCGCAATATCATCCAGCGTGGAAACCAGGGCGGGAAAGCTGTGCCTTGGGAAGATGCTGCAGGAAACCACGATCTCCCGGTAGTCAAAGTCCGCTCCGAAGTCGGTAACGCCATACTTTCCGGGAACGGTCGTGGTAAAGTTGCGGAGCCGCCCGCTGACCTGCCAGGAGGTCAGCCTTGCTTTCAGTCCCATGCTCTTTGAAGTAATGTCATTGTATGAAAAGCCCATAGACTGCACCCCCTTTAAGCTGTACTAAATCTTCCCTGGGCGCGGGAACCGGTCTGGATCAGGTTGTAAAGCTCCTGGGAGATCCTGCGGATATCGTCCTCGCTGCGGACGATCATCTGCTGAATGGTGATGAGGGTTCCGAAAGAGGTGCCGCCCGTTCCGCCCATGCCGCCGGCCACGGAACCCGCCATCCCGGCTGTGTCAAAGGCAAAGTTCGAGGGGACAGCGGACTGCATATCCGCCGCCAGGCCGTTCATCACGCCCAGGATGCCGTTGTTCAAATCCTCTGCGGCGCTGATAGCCGCGCCTGCGCCGTCCTCGATGCCGCCGGCAAGTCCCTGGGTCAGCATATCGCCCACCCACGCCATCTCTCTGGACGGGGAGGAAATGCCGAAGAAGCCCTTGATTTTACTAAGCAGGTTCGAGCAGAAGCCGCTGACCTTGTTCCACAGCCAGCTTGCCGCATTCCCGATACCGTTCCAGATGCCCTTGATGAGGTTCAGGCCGATATTTGCCATCTGGGACACACCGCTTGCAAAGCCCTTCACGATGGCGGAGATGATCTGCGGCACCGCCTTTACGATCTCCACAATGATTTTCGGAAGGTTGGCGATCAGGGCCACAAAAAGCTGTACCCCGGCCAGGACGATCTTATCGATGTTCCCGACAAGGGCATTGATGATGCTTGTAATGATCTGCGGGATTGCTCCCACAATGGTGGTAATGATGGTGGGCAGGTTCTGGATCAGGGAGATCAGCAGGTTTACCCCGGCTTCTATGATCTGCGGGATGCTGCCAAGGATCGCCGTCACCAGCCCGTCGATGATCTGTGGGATTGCCGCCACAATGGCCGTGATGATTTCCGGCAGTGCGGAAATCAGGGAGGTCAGAAGCTGTATCCCGGCGTCAATGATCTGCGGGATCGCCCCAACGATAAACTCCACAAGCGCCGTGATGATGGCGGGCAGAGCCGCAATCAGAACAGGGATAGCGTCTAAAAGCCCCTGTGCCAGTCCCAGAATCAGCTGCAGGGCAGCGTCTAAAATCATGGGCAGATTTTCAATCAGCGTCTGCACGATCTGCGTCACCACAAGGACGATCTGCGGAATCAGAGTAGGAACCGCCTCGGCAATGCCCTGCGCCAATGTAACAATGATCTGCGCCGCGCCCTCCACCACGACAGGAAGGCTCTGGATGATGCCAGAAAGAAGCGAGGTCAATATCTGCATCCCGGTGTCCACAAACTGCGGCAGCATGGAAACCGCCGTATTCACAAGCCCCGTGATGGCTCCCGCAAAGGCTTCATCCGCACCGTCCACACCGTTTATCATATCGGTAAAGGCAGAGATGACCTCAGAAATGGCGGGAAGGAACTCCGCCCGCAGGCTGTTCTTCACATTGGAGATGGTCTCCCCAAGCCCCGCCAGCGTCTCATCCAACTGGGCCTGTCCCTCCCTGGAAGCCACCAGCGCCTCATTGTTGCGGTAAAACGCGCCGCTTGCCTCGTCATACGCCCCGGAGAGGGTCTCCATGATGAGACGGTTCCGTTCGCTCTCATCCGAGCAGGCCGCCAGCTTCTCGTTGAATTCGTCCTCGCTGATACCTACCCAGTTTAAGGCGTCCGCCAGGGAACCCGTGACCTGTCCCACCTTGGCAGTCTCGTTTGCCGACTCGATCATGCCCTCGATGGGGAGGGCGTCGCCGAAAGTGCCGTAAACGCCTGCGGCAATGTTCGTCCACTTGGTGATGTCCTGCTCATTTTGGGCAAGCTGCGCCAACAGCTGTGACGCTTCCGTGGCCGTGTCCGTATCGCCCAGGATTTTGTAAAACTCGTTGTAAGATTTCTGCGCCGCCTCGCCGCTGTAGCCGGCCGCCTCAAAGGCGGTGGTCAGCTTGCCCTGGGCTACCCGGTATTCCTCCGTGGCTTCGTCCAAGTTCCAGATGGCGCTGCCAAGCTCCTTGATACCGTTTAATGCCGCCTGGATACCGGAGGAGATGAGGTTGCCCATCGCCACCGTGGCTACCGAAAAGCCGGAGCCTAATTTATCCGCCCCTTCAGAGGCATCCTCCAGCGAATCGCCAAGATCCTCCGCCACATCCCCGGCGTCCTTCATCCGCTCCCGGTTTTCCCGAAGTTCCACGGAAAGCCGGGAGATGCGTCCTTCCAGTTCCTTTGCCTCACTGGAGCCTTTACCGTACTGCAGCACGGCATTGGAATAGGCGCGCTTCATCCCTGCAAGCGCATCCTCCTGCCGGGCGATCTCCTGGGAGAGACGTTCCGTAGCGTCCGCTGCGTCTGTTTCCTCCCGGGAAAGGGCTTCAATGGCGCGCTCATTATCGGAAAGCTCCCGCTCCATGCTGTTTAAGGCGGCTTCTGCGTTATTGAGCTGGATCTGCCAGTTCTGCGTGCGGCGGTCGTTCTCCCCAAAGGAATCTGCGGCGTTCCGGAGGGCGGCCCGCAGGGTTTCCACCTTGTTTTTCTGTGCTTCGATTTCCTTATTCAGCACAGTGTTCCTTGCGGAAAGCGCCTGCACGGACTTATCGTTTTTGTCAAACTGTGAGGACACCAGCTTCATTTCAGAGCCAAGCACCTTGAAGGACTGGTTGATCTCGGACAAGGCCTTTTTAAATTCCTTCTCGCCCTCAATGCCGATCTTCAGACCGAAATTATCCGCCACGGGCTGCACCTCCTCTCCTTAAATTCCATAGGGAATCACATCGTCAATGGTCAGCACCTGCTTCGGTCTTGCGATCCCCATAAACTGCTTATGGCATTCCCAGAGGTCCATAAGCAGGCCAAACGGCATGAGCCACACTTCATCCTGCGAGAGACTCAGATGGGCCATGCCGTAATACAAAAGCCGGGTAAACAATTCTTCATCGCTTACCCGGCCGCCGTGTTTTTTCCCTCCGGCTCACTTTCCACGTTCCGCTTGGTACCCCGGTACATTGCCTCCATGATGGCGTCCTTGTAATCCGTCAGCTCCATCGGGGAGGTGAGAAGCTCCACCTCATCGGCAGTCAGCTCCGGCTTTTTGTCCTCCGGGTGTTTCAGGTTATGGACGAGGATAGGCTGGTTGCACAGAAGGGTGATCAGCCACACGATCTCGTCCAGAGCCATCTCAAAATTTTCCGCTTTCATCAGCTTCTCGCCCAGGTTCTCTAAGCCCCCGTAGCGTCCGGCGATGGCCTTGGTCGCCCTGGTGGTCAGGAGCATTTCGTATTCCTGCCCGCCGATATTGACAGTAGCTGTTCTTTCATCCATATCTCCAAACCTCCTATTACCCTTCGCCGCCTGCGCCCGACGTCTGATCCGCATAGGACGGCTCATAGACCTCATCGTACCAGCCCGTGATAACCGTGGGAGACACGCCGGCGTCCCCCTCGGTGACCTCAGCCTTCCAGGGGTGCTTGCCCTGGCCGTCCACCTTGTTGCGGCGCATGACTGTTCCCTCGATAGTAGGCGTGGAGAATTCAATGCTCTCGCCCTTGGTGGTCAGGTTGGTGGCAGGGATGCCGAACTTCACCTTGTACAGCCAGAAATAGCGGTACTTGCCGTTTGCTTTCTTTGCACGAAAACCAATGGCGACAGGTGCGCCGCCGTCCTCACTGGCGGAGATGATAACGCCGTTCTGGTCGATTACCGCTCCTGTCAGGTCAGACGCAGCGGCTGCGCCGATATCGTCCACGCCAAGGGTGAGGGTGCCGCTCTGGAACTCCTTCACCACCTCCGCAGCGCCATCGTCCGCATACAGCGTCGCCTCAGCAAGCTCCACGGAAAGCTCTGCGGTCATGGCTTTCGCAAGGGATGCCGGAGTGGCGTAGGTCTCGTTGCCATCCTCATCTTCCGTGATTTTTGAATAGAAAAGTTTATCAAGGCCAATGGTAGCCATATCTCATTCCTCCGTTTCATAGGTTTTCGCCACGTCAATGGCGTAGTGGTGGTAGCCGGTATCGTCCTCATGCCCGATATACCGTCTGTCCGTAATGGTAAAATCAGCGGAAAGCAAAGCTTTGGAAAGCTGCTTTTTCCGCTTCAGATAGTTGCCCCTGGAGAACAGGGAGAGCCGTGCCTCCTGGGTCTCGTATTCCGGCAGGTTATCCGCATGAAGCTCGTAGGTATCCGCAAGCGGCGTGACTACCACATATTCGTCCGGCGGTTCATCGGAGAACACGCCTGTTTCAACAGGCAGACCAACCGCTTCTATCACAATTTTCAGTTCCGAAAGTAAACTCAAATGTTCTCCACCTCCTCGTCCAGCTTTGCCTTCATGGCGCTGATACAGGCGTTTTTGGATGCCGACCGGGCGGGCTTCAGAAACGGCTTAGCAGGCTGGCCGCTTTTGCCGTATTCCAAAATGGTGGCGATCTTGGCATTGCTGTCGCCGTCCGAACGAGGCTCGGAAAAGCCCACCTTTATGTCAAAATCCCCGTTCCTGTCCTGCAGGGCGGGAGAAGTGCCAAGGGAGCGTAAAAGCTCCCCGGTGCTTCTGGAGTCATACTTTGTCCCGCTGCCAATGACAGACTGCAGGTTGGAGCGCACCTTGTCTTCCACGACCTCTGCACCTGCCTCCAGCACTTTCGGGATGATCTCATCCGTCTTATCCGCCAGCCGGGATACCTTCATCAGAAAATCCTCCGGCATTTTCATTTGAACCTTAGCCACCTGCTTTCACCTCCATCCCCAGCACCTCCAGATACATCCCTCTGCCTTTGACATCCTCCACAGAAGTGATCTCGAAGGTATGCCCGTCACAGAGAATACGCATATCTGTGGTGATTTCCACACCTGGGATCACACGGAACCGAAAAAGGTCGGTGGCAGTGGAGAAGGACGCCATGTTCGCCCATTTCTCACTGCCATGCCGACCTTCCCGGTATGCCCGTACCTCAGCTACGGTCACATCCGTTTCCGTCTTGAAGCCGTCCTCATCCTGTGTAAACCGTTTCTCTACGATGGAAAGGAAGGTGTTCATCTTGCCAAAGCTCATACTCACACCTTCCAATCCCGGTCGAGCCGTAAGAGAAGGTTGACCGTGTTCCACACCTGCTGCGCCGCATTGGTGTTGTCTGCGAAGAAGCCGCCTGTGGAGCCGTCCCTGGACTCATAGAAATGCGATGCCAGCATGATCACCGCCTGTTCGGTAGTGGCCGGCATCGCATTGTCTGTATAGTGGCCCTCCGGGATATGCTGGTAGCTTTCCGCATAGGAAACAGCGGCGGTGATGTAGCCCTTCAGAAGTTCATCATCCGCCGAATGCTCCAGAATGAGATTGGCTTTTACTTTTGAAAGCAGTTCTTCCATCACCGTCGCCTCCTTTTATTAGCCCGCAGACTTCTGCGCCAGCACCTTGATGGCCTCCGGCAGGATCAGCTTGCCGTCCACGCGCTGGGAAGCAAGGAAACCTACCTGGCCGGTAGCGGCATACAGCTCGTTCAGACGCTTGAAGGAACGTCCCTGTCTGTCCGCGATCCAGTAATAGCTAAAATCACCGAAAGCCACGGTCTTTGCGTCTGCCGCAATGGCAGGCATATACGCAGAGGTGCGTACCGGCTTTCCAAGCAGCAGGTCAGGAGCGCCTGCGGTCAGGGAAGGCTGCCACAGGTACTGGCTCTGGTTGTCCTTCAGCTTGCGAATCGCCTTGATGGTGGAATCGTTCAGCACCCACACAGCGTTTCTGCGGTAAGGGGCTTTCAGGGAGTAGAACAGGTCAATCAGCTCATCGGCAGTGATAGCTGTGGCAGATGCCGCAGTCACCCCGGTTTCCGCTCCGCCCGTGGCGGCAAGGATACCCAGCGGCTTGCCGGAGCCGTCCCCGGTAAAGAACGCTTCCTCCTCCTTAGCGCCGATGCGGCGGGCAAACTCACGGGAGATGTAGCTCTCCAGGTCAAAGACGCTGTCGTTCAAAAGCTCCTCAGATACCTTGATCATGGTGCCCAGCTTGTAAGCACCGATGGACACCTGACCGAAGGAATCATCGCTCTCCAGGTATGCACCTTCCTCATCAATCCAGGAGGCGGTACCCTTGGTAGCCAC